GCCGTTCAAAGCTGTTCTAATACAGCTAACATCTTTTTGTTAGGACATCCGCTATTTGATCGTGGCGTAGGACCTTGGGATATTAAAACTGGGTTGCCATTATAATTTTAAAACAAATAAGATAACACATGAAAAATAAATTCGTAAATCCGCAAAGCCTAAAAGGTAAAGATCTACACAATAAAGTACTTGCCTTAATGGGTAAATTGGCTATCAATGAAAGCACCAATGTTGCATCAGCAGTGGAGCAAGTAAAGATCGGTCCAGATGGAAAAACATACGGTATCGTTAGAGAAGGTCATAAATATTTTATCAAGATCGCAGATGTTCTTCCAGGAACAGCAGTAATGGTAGAGGACTTCAAATACATTGGCGGATTAGCCAACAAAAATAAAGAACGTTACGATTCTTATGCAGATGCCCTTAAACGTCTGAATATAAAATTCGATGCTATCAACGAATCTTTAGATCTATCTCAGAACATCAATATGTTCGAGTCTGATATTACTGTAGAGAAGAAAGTTGAGGAGCCTATTGAAGAAGAGAAATTTGTTCTTAAAGTAAAGGATGCGGATACAGAGGCTGCTCCTGCCCCAGAACCAACTGAAGAACCAGTGTCAGATGATATCGATGATGGTGATATGTTTGGATCTGAGAGTGGATCACCTGAAGATGCTGAAAATATCGAAGAGCCAGCGGGTGAAATGGAAACTGCCGATAATACTGAAATTAGTGATGAGGAAATTTCTGATGAAGATGATCCCGTAAAAGCTATTCAGAAAATGACTGGCAAAATCGGTCAGATGATGAGAGCTATGGAAGAACCAGATTTAGATCTTGAAAAATACGTTATTAATAGCGTTATTTCTGCAATGCATCTTAAAGATCTTGACAAAGAAGATAAACTTGAAATTATTAAAAAAATTAAAAAAGGCGGTCTAAAAGATGCTGAAGAGGGTGCTGAAACTGAGGGTACTGAAGAAGGTGCTGAAGGTGAAGATGATCCGATGTCGGTATTTGCAGATTTTGGTGGTGAAGAAGGTGCTGAGGGTGAAGAAGTTGCCGCTGAAGAGGGATCTGAAGATGAAAAAGAACCAAAAAAAGAATCAAGGGTCTTGACTAAATCAAGTATTTTAGAGATGTTTATGCAAGAAGATGAACTTGATTTTGATTTAACTCAGATGCAACCAGACGGAACTATTAAAACAGAAGTAGTGGATGTACTTGATACGAACCCTACGGTTAAACCAACTGTAAAACCAGATGTAAAGCCAGACGTAAAACCTCATAGGAGATCTGCCCCTTTTACTAAACCACAAAGGGAGATTAAGCCTGGACAAGAACCATTTCCAGATCCAGCACCTAAAAACGTTCATGAAAGATTCGGTCCTGGTTTCGAAATGAGAAATTCAGATGAGTCAGATAATGGAGGATACAGCCTATCATTTACTAAAGAATATCCAGAAAAGAAATTATTTGTAATTGCTTTAAACGGAGAAGATAAGTATGTGGTAAACATGTTTAAAACTGATGCCTCTAAGAATAAGGTAATGGACTTAGATACTCAGCAAAAATTAAGTATTCAAGAACTACCTCATGAGGTGATAGATCTAATAAGTATTTAATGTTTTTGATATACGTAAATAAAATAGGAAAAAACTGGAAAGGGGAATTCATGTACGAATTCCTCTTTTCGGATTCTATAGAAGATGTTGATGGTGAAGGTTGGGATAATTACCCAGCCTCTGGTGTCCCAGATCCGCCAGATAAAAAATACATCCGTAATGTTGGTTCACTTACAAGCGAACTTAAATTAAATCTCGTTCAAGAAAGCACAGAATTTTCTATGTATGATGCTATTGATGGGATCATCGCCTTAGCCTGGGAAGATATAACCGAATATACAGAGTATCCTGAACGCAGAATTGCATTTAAGTTTGGGGAAGAAAAACAATCGGTTATGGATAAGCTATACGAAAGAGATGATGTTATAGCTTTTGAAAAGTCGTTGAAAAATGAAAAATAAAATTACTGATGAACAAATCATCAAAGCTACGCAAGAGGTCCTAAAAGAACAGTTTTTCATAAACGAAAACCATAAGATTTTTGCAGCACTTGATGATATAAAGCATACCGCACACTACCATACAAAAGTTAGTAGCGTTGATAAAGATAAGGTGCGGGATGATTTAAAGGATGCAAAATCTATGATTTCTAAAATCAAGAGTATGGTGCGCCAAGAGCTTGAAGAAAAAGATGCTATTATCGAAAAGCAAGCTAAGGAAATAACAAGACTTAAAAAGAAATTAGAAGATGGCAAAGAATAATTTTTTATTCGACTCTAAGAAGAGAAGAGAAATGATAGGTAAGTTAAAAGGAAAAGTGGATCACATTAACCTTAAACGCCTTTCTGATGAGGAACTATTAGAGGTTTATAATGAAAATTGTGAACTCGAAGAAACCGTATATAAGGTCGCACCAGATCAAGTCGATGCGATTAAGAGCAAAGTAAAACCAGAAGATACGGTGGTGGTAACGGATAAAGTAAATGAGATCACTGAATCAGAAATCATTGATTATATCAAGCAAAAGGAGAATCCACGTATTAAAAAGAAGGATCTAATCGAGTACGTTATACGTAACCAAAAGAAATCCTAAGTTACCAATAACGATGATATTTATTATTAAATTCTAAGACAATGGATATTAAAAAAGCACAGGAACTGATTAACGAACAAAAGCGTATGCGAGTTCTATTGGAGGCGTTCAAACACCAGGACGGACATCCACGTATTCACCCAGATATTGAGAGAGCGTTGCGTACACGCAAACACCCTCTCGGAAATAACCCAGCTTACCCACATTCTGATGAGGATGCTCATTACGAAGAAAAGGTAGCATCTAAACGTTATGAAGATGTAGTAAACCGAGTAAAGCGTTATCACGGAGATGATAATATCAATCCGATGCAAATGATGATGGAGATGATGCCACAAGTAATGGAAATCATGCAATTGGAAAAACCACACATCAGGCGTTTAGAAGAACTTGCTGTTGAAGTAATAAAAGAAGAGTTTGGGTTAACTGATGAAATCGAATTTGATGTAGAAATCACTAAGAACGTTGCAATGGAAGGCGTTCAAGATGAAGAAGGTGATGATGAAATGGAGTTTGAATCTCATGAGGAGATTGAGGCTGCGGATGCGGAAGTTAAAAAAAGACGTTTTCTTAATGCTATCATTAACGGGGCGGCTAAGAAAGGTCATTTCTTATTCCATATGATAGATGATCAACTTTCAGCACTAAACCCTCGCCTAATGAATCTTTACGGAAAAGTAATGTCTACCAACGACTTTTTATTATGGTTGCACCCTGATATGGCCGCTGGTGGGGGACGTGGAGGATCCCAGGAAGGTGGGGCTGTTCGTATTGATATGAGTGGCGAAAAACCTAAAGTAATTGCTAAAGCATTCATCTTTCCAGTTCTTCTACACGAACTTGTTAAAGGTGTAATGGAAGTTGTATCAAACCATGGATTACCTAAAGACCCTAAATTAGCAAAACATGTTATGTCAAAAGCTGACTTTAACAGAGGCGAAGTTTGGGATTGGCGTTTAGGACCTGGTTTATGGGAGCGTTTTGTTGATGCTATTGATGCTAATGAACATGATGTTCGTTATCATTTGTATCACGAAATTGTTCAAATGCCAACCGCTGAATTTAATTCTTTTATGAAAGAACTTTTAGCTGGGACCAAAAAAGGAAAACAAGCTCTTGTAGATCTTGCTAATAAGATTAAGAGAGAAATGAAAGAAGATGATTATGATGCAGCTATGAATCCAGATGATCCAGACACTAATATCGACGATATAGACATCACAGATCTATTCAAATAAAAATTAACCACTAATTTTTAACCCCTGGGGACTTATCCTTGGGGGTTTTTATTTTCAGCAAATATTTATTGGTATGGCACGAATTAAAATTAATCCAGAGCAATATAAACGCCTCATAATAGAGAACGAAGATAGAGCATTCGACTTTTTTGAAAAGTATTGGAACAAGCAAGGTGGTTATACCCACCTTGAAAATGGTATTGAAGAATCCACAAGAGAATATATACAAGATTTATCAGAAAACTTCGGCCTTGATGGTGAAGTTGTATTTGATAATTTCTGTAAATACGTGATTAAATATTCGGAAGAGTTTAAGAATAAGCCAATGAGTGAACTATATGAATGGTTTGATCTGGAGGATATGGTAATGATCAAGGAGAAGAAAATATTCACGTTTTTACGATCATTGGGTGTGAACGTTGAAACAGATGTGTTTGATAGAATTGGAAGTCTAACTAAAAAGGGTGATCGATATCTATACACTGCCGATAACGAGGATCTTGCCTCTTTATGGGCGAAGGGTAGTGGGAGAGAAATAGCGGAGAATGTTTTAAGCGAAGATTATTGGGAACCGTATTACGATGTAGTACATGATTGGTTCAACCAGTGCTGGGATGAATTAACAGAAAAGACCGTGAAGTTCGTAAAGAAAGAACTTATCAAAAAACTTAAAGGTCAAACAATAGATGTTACTTGTATGGATGATTATGAAGAACATTTTCCTGACGGAACTATGGTCGTTAACGTAAAGAATATGTCCAAAATAAGTGATAGAGAGCTTGGTTATCTAATTAAAGATTGTGATGATTTAGAACAATTTAAAACTGTTTTGGATAGCATTTACACCGATACTTATAACAATGTTGCAAGTGCAGATTACTATGATGCGATTATGGGTCCTATTGAAGATTTTTTAGGAAAACCCATAGAACATGGTTCATATCAACGTACTCAATACGATAAGCAGGGTAAACCATATAAAGTCTTTATTTCAACGCAAGTATACGATATCACGGATATTTTAGAAACTACCGTATTAGATTATTTAGAATGTTGTGGTAACGATATCACCGAGGGATTCTGGTACATGCTAACAGAAAAACGCTACAACAACGATGAAGAGTTCAGTAAAGACTTCGATTACTGGCAACCAAGTATGAATTCATTTACCAAAGAATATAATCAGGCGGTGATGGAGCGTTTAGAAGATCAGTTAGAATACTAAACCCCCCTAAAATCATTCTTTTACGAGGAAAGCATATTTATTAGTATGAAGAATGTGCTTTCGAGAGCGGAGCAGCTTAAAATTTATGCTAAGTGTTTACAGGACCCAACGTATGCGATTGAGTCTTTCCTGGAAACCTTCGACATGACCCAAAAGGGCTATGTTCCGTTTAAGCTATTCCCGAAACAAAAAGAAATTGTATGGGCTTATGAAAAACATAGGTTCAATATTGTTACTAAACCACGCCAGGCTGGGGTATCAACAACTACCGCAGCTTATCAAGCTGTTAAACTAACTTTTGCGGATGAGAACAATCCAGAAAAAGTTCTGATCATCGCCAACAAGCGAGATATGGCTATGGAATTCTTGGCGAAGATTAAAGACTTCCTCGATCAAATTCCAAGATGGGTGTGGGGTCAAGAATACGTGGACGATCCAGAAAAAAGTATTTACGCCACAGAGTCAAAACAGCATCTCGTATTAGTTAATGGTAGTCAGGTAAAAGCGGTTGCCACATCTAAAGATGCGTTGCGTGGTTATACCCCTACATGGTTAATCATGGACGAGGCAGCATACATTGAAAACGGCGAAGAAGTATTCGGTGCCTCATTAACCGCACTCGGTACTGGTGGTCGTGCATCACTAATATCAACACCTAATGGTATGGATGCACTGTATTATAAAACATATGATGGTGCTAAAACTAAAAGAAACAACTTCAATGTTGTTGAAATGCGTTGGTACCAAGATCTTCGTTATAATAAGGATCTGAGGTGGATTAAGGGGGAAGAAATCATTTACGAAAAGGAATTCACCCTGGAATCTTACGAGCGCATGTTAGCTCAGGGATATAAACCAACTTCTTTCTGGTATGAAGAGATGTGTCGTTCAATGAACAACAATGCTCGTATGATTGCCCAGGAATTGGATGTGTCGTTTATTGGATCAGGGGGTAACGTAATAGATGAAGAGTATATCGGTGAAATTGAAAAATACGATCTAACTACTCCGATTAGAACCGAAGGTTTTGATAATAACATTTGGATCTGGAATGATCCAGAACCAGGACACCAGTATATTATGGGTGTGGACGTTTCCAGAGGTGATGGAGAGGACTCTTCAACATTCTTTATTTATGATTTCACAACAAATGAACAGGTGGCTGAATATTGCGGGAAAATTCCCCCTGATGTTTTAGCCCAAATAGTTTATGAATACGGCAACAAATACATGGCCTACACAGTAGTCGATATTACTGGTGGTATGGGGGTAACAACCGTATTGAAACTTCTTGAGATGGAATACAAGTATCTTCATTACGATGATCCACGCAGTAAAGTATTGGCAACTCGTAAAGATCTTGGTAAGTTCAAAAAGCACGATAATAAAATGCCAGGGTTCAACGTGGGGGCTAATCGTCTTAATATGATTGCCGAATTAGAACGTGTCGTTCGTCAGAAAGAGGCGAAGGTGAAATCTACGAGGATTACTTCTGAGATGAAAACATTCGTTTATAAGAACGGTAGACCCGATCACATGGATGGTTATCATGACGATTGTTTAATGGCGATGGCTATGACTATGTGGGTCCTTCAAACCTCCTTTAAAAATCTGGAGAAGATGAATAGCACAACTAAGGCTATGCTGAACAGTTGGATGATTGGATCTAACGGATCCGTATCCAAAGTAAGTGATGGACCTAAACCACCACCAAAACCATTCATTCAGAATAGAAATTTACCGAACAGCGAACACATGTGGCTATTCGGGGGGATGAAGTAATGTTTATTGGTATGCAAGATAAGATAGACTGACTAACCTTGGATGAATCTATTTCCATGAGATTTATTATTCGATAACAACTTCAGAGGTTAAAATAATCAAAGATCATTCTTTTCACTGTTTTAGATATTTATAGAGAAATAAAGCAGTGAAATGAGTAGAAAAGCAGACAAATTTATCAGAAAAGGTGCAGGAGGCTTACGCTATACCTGGACACCGATCATTGAAATCAATAAGACCATCAAGGATGTTCCTGTTGAAGTGATTTGTAATGCCTCACCTGGATCCCAGGGGGTTGATGCTAACGTTCAATACGTATACAAAAGCAGTGTGGGACCTAATGGAACACAACACCTTGCTTATGTGGAATGTGATTACGTACAGTAATTTACTTTTTTAATACTCTCACTATAATAGTTATAAACAATTACAGCTAATGGCTCAAGAGAATTTGACAATATTCCAACGATTAGGTAGAATTTTCGGTCCTGAAAAAATCGAGAAATCAAACCGATATTCTATAGACAATAAGGAATTACTTAAGACAACATCACAAGAAGAATTTAATAAAGTAAAGTTGCAATCCCAACAAGGGTTGTATCTAAAGAATCTTTGGCAGCGTGTGGATGGTGAGATGTATCAAAACACCATGTTTTACGAAACAACTCGTATTGCCGCTTATGCGGATTTTGAAAATATGGAGTTTTACCCAGAGATATCCGCAGCGTTGGATATCATGATGGAGGAGGCCACAACTACCGATTCATATGGTAAAATCCTGTCCGTGTACTCGGATTCAAAACGAGTTAAGCGAATCCTGGAAGATCTATTCTATAACAGATTAGATATTCATACGAATCTACCGATGTGGACCAGAAACACATGTAAGTACGGTGATGATTTTTTATTCTTAAACATTGATGATGAACATGGAATTATTGGTGCTCGTCAATTACCAAACATAGAAATTGAACGACATGAAATGGATCTACACGCATCCATTTTGGCACGTAATCAATCTGTAAATTCTCCTGGTCGTAAAGATGGACTTAAATTTATTTGGCGTGGGAAAGATATAGAGTTTCATTCGTGGCAAATAGCCCATTTTCGCCTATTAGGTGATGATAGACGTTTACCATACGGTACTTCTATGTTAGAAAAGGCCAGAAGAATCTGGAAACAGTTATTACTATCGGAAGATGCTATGTTAATCTATCGTATTACCAGAGCACCAGAAAGAAGGATTTTCAAAATCTTCGTGGGTAACATCGATGATAATGATGTTCCAGCTTATGTAGATCAAATTGCGAATAGATTTAAGCGTACCCCCGTTATTGACCCTAAGACTGGTCAGGTGGATGTGCGTTATAATCAGATGGCTCAGGACCAGGATTTCTTTATCCCAGTTCGTGATCCAGGGGCACCATCTCCTATTGAAACCTTACCTGGTGCGAGTAATCTATCTGAGATTGCCGATATTGAATATCTACAAAAGAAATTATTCACCGCTCTGCGTATTCCTAAACCATTTTTAGGTTTTGATGAATCGGCGGGAGATGGGAAAAACCTGGCGTTACAAGATATTCGTTTTGCTCGTACAATCAATCGTATTCAGCAATCAATGCTGCAAGAGTTAAACAAGATTGCAATCATCCACCTTTTCATATTGGGCTTGGAGGATGAATTAGACAATTTCACCCTAAAATTAAATAACCCGTCTACTCAGGCAGAGATGCTTAAGGTTGAACATTTACAACAAAAACTACAGCTTTATAAGGATGCTGTTTCTGATGCGGGTAACGGCTTTGCTGCTATGTCTATGACAAAAGCTAAGAAAGAAATCCTGAATATGTCAGAAGATGATATTCGTCTGGATATTGAGCAACAGCGTATTGAGAAAGCTGCGGCGGCTGAATTGGAAAATACTTCGAAAGTTATTAAACAAACTGGTTTCTTCGAAAAGGTTGATAAGTTATATGGTGAATTCGGTACTAAACCAGTTGATACTGGTGATGGTGGTGAAGAGAACGCTGACAGTGGAGATGCTGGAGGTGATTTCAGTGGTGGGGGATCCTTCGGTGGCGGAGGAGGAGCCTTTGGTGATTTAGGTGATATAGATACTGGAGATGGTGAAGAAACTGAAGGTGAAGAAGGAGCAGAGGGTGAGGGGGATGAAACTACTGAACCATTTGCTGATATAGAACCTACTGAAACTGGTGCCGAGGGTGGTAATGAAGAACCTAAAGGTGAAAGTATCTTAGGAAAAACCGATAAGCTATTAACAGAGCAGAAGGAAAAATTACATCAGCGCATAGAGCGTAATCGTGAGATTTACACTAAAAAACTGATCGAATCTATTGTACCGAAAGATGAGTTGAAGGAAAGTAGATCTAAGGTCTATAAAAATAACCTGATCATCAATGAGGATATCGATAGCATGGTTAGGGATATCAATAAACTTATTAAGGAATAAGGATATTTATAAGAAAATTAAAATCATGACAAACTTCGGACATATCAAAGACAAATTCACTCAGATTGTAACAGAATCGGTGGTTAAATCAAAGGATTCTAAAAAGGTTATTAAATCTTTTGTGAATGCAATTAAAGAAAGTGAGATCCTTAAGACTCAGTTCTTGGTTTACTCAAACCTGGAAGAAAAAACAATTAATAGCGAATATAGTGCTGGTGAATACATCAAAGAAAATTTGGCCTTGCTTACTAAATTTGATGCCAAGACTATTGTAGCGGAAAATGAGAAATTAGCCGCTTTATTACCTAAGACAAAAGAAGTTGCCTCACCAGAACTTTATGAACACATCAATTTCCTGGTTACAACTAAAAAGACTGCAAAGAATATTGATAAATTTCATGAGTCATTTGAATTTATTAAAAAGCACATTATGACTGAAAAAGCCGTAGAGCAGCAATTGACTGAATCGGCTATTACTAATTTACCACCAAGCGTTATTGCTAACCTGGCAGTAAGTAAATTCAACAACAAATATGCTGATTTGACTGAATCGGAAAAGAAGGCTATTAAGGCTATTATGTCTAATGATGTTGAACTACAAAAGTCAGCACACTCAACTATAGTTATCGAATGTCTTGATGCTGTAAACGCCAAATTAGATGTTACAGAAGATCTGGATGTGAAAGATAAATTGTTGCGTGTAAAAGATAAAGTACTACGTATGCAGTACGTTTCTGAGTCGTTTGTAAAGGACTTTGGAAAACTGGTTGATTTAAAGAAAGATCTATTGAAATAAGTTGACTTTTACTCTTTTGTGTAGTATTATATACTATGAAAAAAGGTAAAGAAATAGAGCTAACTATTGATGAAAACTACAGCGTTACTTCTGGTACTGTAGATAATAAACAGGCTAAGACTGTTTATGTAAATATTTCTGCCTGGGGACAACCTAAAATAGATTCAGAAATTATAAATTACGATAGAGTGATCCGTAATCTTCGCAAAAAGGTAAAACAAAGGGTTTGGGATACTTTAGACCCTAATCGGTTTTACAAAGATAGGACAATTGTAAATTTAGATATGCGTTCTTCAGGGGTAAACTTCAATAAACGAAGTTTTATGAGTTGTGAGATCACATTATTTCAAAGGCAGGAATTACCAGTCAACTCTAAGGAGTTACAACCGATCTTAATTGATATATCGGATTTAGTAATAACAAGTAGTTTTAAAGAGAATGAATATTTTACGTTCTTCAAATGCAAGAAATAAAAAAGAGCCTTTCGGCTCTTTTTGTTTTTTTAGGCTATTACTGGTTTTCCAACCTTGCGCTTATCATTTGATCTGTTGCTTACAATTCCCCTCATACTTCTCCAGTATGCTTTCTGTTTAGCAGTGGGACCCTTACGATCCCTTTTAGCCATTACCAATCCGCCATTTTTCTTAGCAGCAATTGAACTTGTTTTCTTAGCTGCGGTTTTTTTCGTAAGCGTTCCCGTACTTCTGGTATTTCTTCCAGTTCCTTTAGAAACGTTTCCGCCTGGTCTGGCTGCTGCAATGGGCGTTGTTCTTTTAATTGCAGTTCCTTTGGTTTTGCTTTTTGCTTTGATTGCTTTTTTGCCATTAGTTGTAGCTTTTTTAGCTGCGATCTGTTTGGTTGTTTTTTTCATAGTTGTTATTGTTTATTGTTTAAAGTTAGACAAATATAGATCAAATATTGTTCCGATCCAAATGATCTAAATAATTTTTTTAAACAGCATTAGATATTTATTAGATAAAACTATAATCTAATGCAAGTAATCAAGCCTGGTCAAACTGGTAAAGGTATTCTAATCGAATATGATGCTGGTTATATCTCACCAAACGACAATAAGAACTTTGTAAATGAGGTAAACAAATTAGCGAAGGGTATTCCTCTAATTGAAGAACCTCTATACGTAATAGCGGTGTTACAGAAACACGGTGTAGAAAATAGAAATGGTCGTGTATATCCTAAACCTATTCTGGAAAGAGAAAATAAAAACTATCAATTAGCAATTCAACAGAAGAGAGCATTAGGTGAGTTAGATCACCCAGAATCATCTATTATCGCTGGTGATCGCATATCCCATAACATTGTAGAAACATGGTGGGAAGGTAATACCCTAATGGGTAAACTTGAAATTATCATGTCGCCTGGATTTGTAAGTAGCGGTATCATCTCATGTAAGGGTGATATGGTTGCAAACTATCTACGTAAAGGATTAATGATTGGTGTATCATCGAGAGGGGTTGGATCCTTAAAAAAAGAGGGTGGTAAAAACGTAGTTCAGGATGATTTTGAATTGATATGCTGGGATATTGTAACATCCCCATCTACCCCTGGTTCTTGGATCTTTAACAATAAGGAAGAGGCAGCACCATTCGTAGAATCTAAGCAAAACAATAAACCTCTAATCATTGAGGATCTTGATAAGTTCTTGAATGATGAGGAAGATTAAAATTACCGAAGAGCAGTTTAAAAACTTAATCGAAGTCGACCTATTCCGTAATGTGGCAAACGCATCTAAGACTGCTGTTGTTAACAGTAGTGAATTGGGTGATAACTGGTCTGCTAAGTATCACGTTAATAAGGCACACGGAAGAGCACCTTATATTAAGGTTAATGGTTTATTAGAACCAGTTGACACTTCTAAGACTATTCCTTATAAGGGGGTATTCTATCTAACAACACAAGAGGTTGAGGAGCTTAATAAAATCGGTGCTGAGATAAACGCATTACAAGCAAGGCAAGCAGAATTACTGTCTAATTGGACTTCGCAAGTGCGTGATTCGGACGAAAAATTTTTCAATAAATAATATCAATTCTATACTAAATAAGTCTTTTCATAAAGTGCTACATATTTATTTATAAGCACAAGTGAATTTTTGCTTTATAAGCACATATTTATTTGAAAAGATAACAATACTTATCTAAAAAAAGTGAGATGTCTGAAAAAAAGAAATCAATAATTGAAGAGGCTCTTCTGGATGTAAAGCAAATAGAAGATGCTCTTAAGGCAAACACGAAAGAAATACTTGCGGCTACCATGAAGCAAGAAATTAAAAACTACATGAAAGAATCTCTTGAAGATGAAGAAGAGATTGAAGATACTGATGTAGATGCAACAACTGATGTTGAGGGTGCTGAAACAGAAACTGAGGAAACACCAGAAGGTGAAGAAACAGAAACTGAAGAAACTCCTGAAACAGAAGAAACACCAGAAGGTGAAACAGCGGAAGAAACTCCTGAAACCCCAGAGGAAGAAGAAGTAACTGACGAACTTTCATTAGATGGTGAAGAATCAGAAGGTGATGAGTTAGAAACTCCTGCTGGCGAAGAAGATCTTAATCTTGAGCCTACGGCAGAAGTTCCTGGTGAAATCGAAGAACCAACTTTAGACGTTCCAGCAATGGATGAACCTATGGATGGTGAATTTGAAGAGCTTGATCTAACTGGTGCATCTGATGAGGAAGTAATTAAAGTCTTTAAAAGACTTGGTGATGAAGATGAAATCGAAGTGGTAGGAAACTCTGTAGTTATTAAGGATCCAGAATCTGGAAACGAATATAAAGTAACTATGGGTGAGTCTGAAACTGCTGAAAATGCAATCGAAGAAACTGAAGTACCAGGTGATGAAGATGAGATCGTTTACGAAATCGAGTTCGGTGATGATGTGGAAATTGATGAGAATCAAGGCCACGGCTTTCCGAATAAAAATAACACCAGCTTAAAGCCGAACACCGAAAGGTTTTCAAAAGGTCCGAGATACACTGAAAAGGTTGAGGAATCTAAAAAGGCTGAATACGATGCTTTACTTACTAAACATAACACTTTAGTAAAAGAAACTTCTGAGTTAAAGAAAAAGAACGAAGAGTATAAAGAGGCATTAAAAGTCTTTAGAGATAAACTTCAAGAAGTTGCTGTGTTCAACGCAAATCTTGCACACGCTACTCGCATTTTCATGGAGCACTCTACGACCAAGAAGGAGAAGATGTCAATTCTTAAAAGATTTGACGAAGTATCGACTCTTAAAGAATCTAAGGCACTTCACAAGCAAATTGTAGGTGAATTAGAAAACAGAACAACTCTTACTGAATCTGTAACTGAAAAAGTTAACAAGTCAATCAGCAAAGGGTCTGTGAACTTAAATGAGTCAACCGCTTATGTTGATCCTTCTACCGAAAAAATCAAAAATCTAATTAACAAGTTAGAAAACAGGTTTTAAAATAGGTTTTAAGAATAATAAAAATAACAAATAAACAAATAAAATAAGTAATACAATGGGACACTTATTAAAATCAGGAGAAGTTGGAAACATCGGATTAGAACACATGAGAAAAATCCGTGAGAAAACTATCTCAAAATGGGACTCTTTAGGATTCCTTGAAGGTCTAAAAGGCCACGTAAGAGAAAACATCGCTCAGTTATACGAGAACACTGCTTCTGCGTTAATCACTGAAACTACTAACACAAGTTCTTCAGGTTCATTCGAAACTGTAGTATTTCCAATCGTTAGACGTGTATTCTCTAAGTTATTAGCGAACGATATCGTATCGGTTCAAGCTATGAACATGCCAATCGGTAAATTGTTCTACTTCGTACCGCAAGTATCTGAGCGTATAAACAATGGAACAGAACACACTGGAACTGGAAATCAGTTACCTGACTGTGTTGTTTCTACAGCATGTACACTTACAACTTTCCAAAAGAAGAGTGTATACGATCTATACTACAATGATGGTCTATTCGATCATTCAAAAGGTAAGATCACAATCGTTACTTTAACTGGTACTCCAGTAACATTAGGTACTGACGGTTCTTTCTCTGCTGGTCAACCTGTTGCCGCTACAGACGGTACAGTTCGCCACGTAATTTTAGAAGTAACTGGTTTCGATAACACAGGTTCTGGTAAGCTAATCGGTGCTGACGGTAATGAAATGGATACTGAGTCTTTCTTAGCATCTCTTAAAGTCGTTAACAACACTGGTGCTGCTATCGTGAACGGTGATGGTTCAACTGTTGCTGCTAACCTTGCAGAATTACCATTCCGTGTAGTAACACAGAAATACGGTAAAGGTATCGTTGAAAAGTCTAATGTATGTGATGCAGAAGGTACTATCTATTTAGAAGTTGACCTTTCTCATCCTGCTACTTCTTCAACTTACGATGGTTACATCGGTGTATCTGCTTTCACAGCGAATAGCGGTACATTCTTAATCACTTACAGCAGCTATGCTACTCTTGAAATGGAAACTGAACTTGGTGAAGTATCTTTCAAGTTAGAAGAAGTTGTTGTATCAGTTGAAGAGCGTAAATTACGTGCAACCTGGTCGCCAGAACTTGCTCAAGACGTTAGCGCATTCCACAACATCGATGCTGAGGCTGAATTAACAGCAATGTTATCAGAACAGATCGCTGCTGAGATTGACCGTGAAATCTTACGTGATCTACGTAAAGGTGCTGCTTGGCAAGTACGTTGGGATTACAACGGATGGAGAAAACTATCTGGTACTGCTAATCCTTACACACAGAAGGACTGGAACCAAACTTTATTAACTAAGATTAATCAAGTATCGGCTCAGATTCATAAATCAACTCTTCGTGGTGGTGCTAACTTCATCGTTGTATCATCTGAAGTGTCTGCGATCTTCGATGATTTAGAATACTTCCACGTATCTAACGCTGCTCCAGAGCAAGATCAGTATAACATGGGTATCGAAAAGATTGGTTCACTTTCTGGACGTTACACTGTGTATCGTGATCCTTACTCACCAGCACACTCAATCATCATCGGTCATAAAGGTAAGTCGCTGTTAGATACAGGTTATATCTATAGCCCATACGTACCTCTACAGCTAACTCCAGTGATGTTGAATCCATTCACAATGGCTCCTGTTAAGGGTATCATGACTCGTTACGCTAAGAAGATGGTTAACAACCGTTTCTACGGACACGTTCGTGTTGACGGTATTCCAACTTTCAACGTTAACGAATTAAGATAATAAATCTTAACTCTAATATCTAAAGGGAAACAGAAATGTTTCCCTTTTTTATTACATTAAATTTTATAATAGTTTTAGATATTTATAATAAAGCAAAAAACTGTATGAGGAAGATCTTAATATCAGAAAGTCAACTACAACTTTTACTTATAGAAAATAGAATAGAGTGGATTAAAAATCAATATGGTTACTATGTTCCTGGTGATGAACAAATGACTAAAGGAAAAAAGAAATCATCGAAAGAAGAAAACACTCAATACATTAAAGGTCAGGACGGTGAAGAGTTAGCCAAGATTGTATCGGAAAAAGGAAAAAAGAAAATTTATATATCAAACACTACATTTGATGTATTTTTACAAGCAGATCCTTCTCCCAAAAATGAATACACTAACTGGTTACTAAAAATTTTTAAAAAATATGTGGAAGAGAATGATGTTGAAGAGGCTATACGTATGGTAAATGAGGACGTGGAACATCTTCGTTTAATCCTTTCTAAATTTCAAGAGAATGTAAAAACTAAAAAATTTAATGAGTACGCAAGTACGATTAATAATCCA